GTACAACAGCAACTTCCCCAGCGATTTCCCGATTATCCGTCCGAATCCGAGCGACCTTACAGGCACGCTCTACGCAGCGGACGGCGGCAGCCCGAACTCGGGATCACCGATTTTTCAGCACGCAGTTAGCACGCGCGGCGCGTGCGTGCTGTTTGTCGCCGAGAATATCCGCGCCCATGTGATTACCGTCTGCAACGCGCACGGACCAAGTACGTTCTCGAATGTCGTGCCTTACTATTGGAAACTGAATTTTGTGCTGCACAGCACGCTGGCAAACACGAACTACACGCATCGCGCGGCGCGGAACGGGCGCGCGGGCGAGATTCTGGCGACGCCTGCACCGCCGACGAACCCCGAAGACACGGAGACCTACGGCAGCGATTGCGTCGTCGCGTATCGGTATAAGAACATCTTCTGGCTGCCGCATACCGCGCGGAACATTGCAGACACGGCGACTTACCGCGACTTTCAGCTTATCCAGCCGTACCTGTTCTGGCTGCTGTACGGGTTGCAGGTGGCGGGCGTGCGCCCGCGCTATAAACTGCCCGTGCAGTTTGAAACCGACCACCCGCTGGACGGTTTCGCCAATACCGCGCCGTTCAACTTCTCGTATGTGCAGCAGATGCAGATGATACTGGTGCAGTTCGACTACATGCGCGATTTTGCGCGGCGCAAGAACACCGCGGTAGTGAACGGCGTGCGCGTCGGCGGACGGCATCGCACGACAAGCACGAGCTTCCACTGGAACCTGATGTATAGCACGAGTATACCTGCGGAGGCGCGCGCCGTCGCACAGCAAGTGAACCAGATTCTGGTGGCAGGGCATAAGGAAGGCACGCTGCCCTGCGGCGTGCATGACCACACGGCGGGCAACTTCCAAGGCGGCTACTGGCTCGGCGATGTGCGACCGAATACTCGTCGGCACAGCGGGATGCGCTACGGCGCGCCGAATAATGTGCCGATTGATCGCGGGCGGTGCTGCGTTGCGCCGCATGTGCTGCCTGCAGGTGTCGCACCGCCGAATGCGCTGACCGTGCAGATTGGCGATGCGGAGATGGTGGAGTGGGATCACACGATGAGCGGGACGGGCGACACTTTCGATTTGCCGCTGGGCAACATCCACGCGGCGCGAATCATCATCGAGAGCGAGATTGAGGAGATGCTCGCGCTCGGTTTCCCTGACGGGTATTGCGCAGGGCATAAGTATACGAACACGGCGGCGAACGCTTCGGGCGGTGAGTGCTACTGGCAAGCGCTCAAGGAGTTCGGCTTTCGCGGCGTGCGTTCGGCAAGAGCGTGCAACACACCGCACTACACCAAGTGCGTAGTCGCCAATCGGGTGTGGCACGGGTTCCATCTCGTCAACGATGTCGGCTTCGATTTGAACACCGCGGGGTCAAACTACACGCGCGGGCTGTATTATCCGGGCTCGCCCAGCGGGGGCGACGGCGTGCGTACTTGGTCGCTGGATCACAACAACGATATTAGCAGCAACTGGACGACAGACGCCGTAGCGGCGTGGCGTGCGTATCGGCGCGTGGTATGTCTGGGGATTGGGCAGTGGCTCTATGCGACGGCGGTAGTGCTGGGCGGGTTCTATATTCATCCGTACACGAACTCGATGGTTATGTCGCTCAGTGATCCGCTGGCGCGGTTCGACGGTTGGAGCAAGTTGAATGTGATTGGTGAGCCGCACTATTGTCATCCTGTGGAGTTATTCGAGAACATGGACGCGGTGGTGCGGCTTTTACCAGACATCTTGTATTGGGGCACGATAACGGATGTGATGGATCTCAGGGAGCAGGTGATGGGCGTATGATACACAAAGCGCAGTGGATTGCGATGCATCGGTATGATATACCCGTAGATGGGGACTGGTCGGGTTTTGCTGGGGTTGCGCACGGCGGATACCGTCGTCAAGACATGTGCCTGCTATGCCACTGGTGTGATGCGCGTCCCCAGTCGATTCCTCGCTGGGGACGCGCGGTGGAGGAGACATGTCATCAGGGTGAAGACGCTCGCTCTAGCTGCACGACATGCTCCTCGCTTGTGGTGAGACATAGCACGATTGCCGTTTCGTGCTTGCGTGCTATGCCCTGAAGGTATGCTGTCAGCTCCATCGCGTCTTCGGGGTCTTTCGCAACCGCGTCAGGGGCGTAGAAGTAGACCACCGACGGCGAGAGTTCGTTAATCACCTCATCGAGGACTGGCACCGCCTCTCGACTGGGAATGTTCACCACGCCGAACTTAGCGTCGGTCTTCTCCCAGTCATTCGCTTGTCGGATTCTCTCCGCGAGTTCCCCAACGACTTGGATGTCGTCGAGGCTGGCGCGGGGAATCGCGACAAGCACGGTGTTTGGTCGAAATGTCTGGAATGGATGCACGGACTCGCCGACGCATGTCGCGACGGCGACATGGAGCATGCGCTCCATCATCGCATACATGCGGTCAGTATGGCTGACCGCGTCGTCGGCATAGAGCCAGACCGTACACTCGCCCATCACGGCGAGGGGTAGAACCACCCACGCTGCTTCGGGCAGAATCGGGGGCTCGTCCTGTCCCTGTCGTCCCAGCACTACGGTAATCTCTCTCATGGCGTGCCTCCACTGATTGCTGCTGTGACCGCCTTGTCGTAGAGGTAGACCGCGACGGCGGCAATCGCGATCATAACGAGGAGCGCGATGCGCAGGATGCGGTTCTCGCGTTCAAGCTCTGCGATTCGCTCCGCATCCGCATTAGTCTCTGTCGCGTCGATGAGTGGTGCGGGTATAAATCCCCCGCACCGCTCACAAAGCGGGGGGCGTCGGGTCGGGTCGCTGACGGGGATGGGATAGGTGCAGTAGCATCGTCCCGAAATCCATCGCCGCCAGCGACGCTCTTGTGCTGCCTCAGCCATCGCGTCTTGTCCCAGCATTACCTCGTCCTCACGCATCTTCGTCCTCCCATTCATAGTCTGCATACTCGTCCTCCTGCCCAACGCGCTCTGGCTCTGGCGCTGGCGGGTCGATGACGCGGTCGTGGTTTCTCAGCTCGCCGACGATGACGAGCTGCCGCGCCTGCGCAAATGTCAGTTCAGAGACTGCGTTCGCGCCGAGGTTCGCGAGTACCTGCCTCATCTCCTCGGCGCTGTAGAGTGCGCGAAGCTCGTCGCGCAGCAGCCGCGCCTCCTCGTCGCCCTGCGCGATGAGTTCGCGCATCAGGCGACCGTCGCGCGATAGCGCATACTCCCACGCCTCGGCATCGACTGGGTCGAGGCTGGATGCCTCGTCTGGATCGAGCAGCCCCATCACCACATCAGGGGCTATAATCCGTAAGGCATCCCCTATGGCCCGCCAACGCAACATCTGTCGTGGGTACAGCCGCCAGTTTCGCTGGTCAGCCAACCCAGCACGCCGCGCGTCCGCGAGCGTGTAGGTGACCGTCACACGCTCGCCGTCGCGCACGAGCGTGGCGGTGACGCCTGTTCCGTCGGATGCTTCTTCGAGCGTCTCGACGCGCACGCCCGCCCGCTGGCGCGCCATCGCCAGCTGCAATTGCACCGTCATGCACAAGCGTCCGCGAATGAACGACATCGTTCGCAGGGCCTGCAGCGGCTGCAGGCCCATCTCCTGCCCCGCGGCGATGATAATCATCGCCTGCGGATCGTTGATGTCGGCTGGAATCATCCCAGCTGCCCTCGCCATTCGGATGGTCTCTATCGGGTTCATCATACCACCTCCATGAGCAGGTCAGCCGTGACCTGCTGTGTGTCCTCCGCCTCTATCTCCACGCGCATCTGTTGCATCAGCGCGAGGTAGTGGTCGAGGTGCTTCTGCACCTCCTTGAGTCGCTTCAGGCTCTTCGCCTTCCGCGCCTCCGATTTCGCGGTTTCAAAGGCACGCTTGAGCTGATCCATTAGCGCAGTCAGTACCTTTACCGCGTCTCGCGCGATTTCTCGCGCGATTTCGGACTGCGGATCCACCTCTATCGTGCGAACGCGCCCGCCCTCCCGCTCAATCGCATCGAAGACGGGCATTAGTTCGTCGTAGGCGTCGGGGGGCAAGTAGTACGCGCCCCCAGCTGCACGCACCGAGACGCCGCCCAGCATCTCGATGCGCTTTACGATGGCTGGCGTCAACGCCAGCGCATCGAATTCAAGGGGGAGCGTCTCCAGTGCGTCGCGTGTCTCGTCGTCCTTCGCCTCGATGACCGCCATCGAGGGATACTCGATGACGCCGAGGCGTTCCGATCGAAAGTCGGGGGTTATCGAGTCCTCTGGGAACACACATCTCAGCGCAGTCATCACGACCACGCCATCAAAGGCGCGGTAGAAGAGGTAATCTTGGGGAGAGAGTATCCCACCGTCCCGAAGGTGTTTCTGCCACCGCAATTGGTGGCGGTAGACCGTCGGCGTCTTCAATAGCGACCTTAGCTCTGGGCTCTGCGGGTATCCCATACCCCGCAGATCCCAAGTCACGATGACTCCAGTCGTTCCGTTCATCATGTCTCCTCCTCGGCTGGTCTTCCAGCCTATCCATACTATACCCTGTCGGAGACGCGAAAGTCAAGTCCCCGTCAGGGTAAGTCGGTCAGTTTCGCCGCGGTCGCGCGGTTCTGGATTTCGGTTACCGCATGCGACTGCTGTCGTAGCACCTCCTCGGCGTGTCGCTTGTGCCCCTCGGCGCGTGCGCGGAGCCATCGCTCGATGCGCTCCAGCCAGCGCACGAGAGCGAGAACGCGCGAGGGATACGAGTTCAACTTCTCAACGATAGACTCGGCTTCTTGTCGCTTGGAATAGAAGTATATTGTTCGTACGCTGCCACTGACATGCATTTCTATCCCGTCGAGCTGCGGCTCGTCGGACATGGATCGCTTTGCGGGGTAGACGAACTGCACCCCGCCAATCCGCAGCTCGAATCGCTTCAGCCGCCCGCGCGGCACGCGCGGGAAGGTATGCGCCTCATACGCTTTGCGTGCGTCGTTGCACTCCTGCAGGGCGTGATGAAGCGCAGTCGCCATCGCCTCTTTCAATTTGGGCTCACTCTTCGCCATCGATAACCACCTCCTTGACCCACGCAGGCGTGTTGTCTCGTCGCCCGCGCGGGGTGATGACGGCGATAACAGGGACGCGCGTGCGTGGGGGCTTGCCCCACGGCGTCTCGCCGTCGGTAATAACCACCACCAGCTGTGGCGGTCGCGACTTCGGGGTCTTCGCATCAACGACCTCGCGAACGATGTCTCCCATATCGGTGCCGCCACCCCCGCGCACCCTGCGGAACGCCTTCACGGCTTCCGCAACGGTACGCACACGAGCCTCGGCGCGAATCCGAGTGTCGCCGAACACCACGCGCATCTCGTTTACTGCGGCTCGCTTGAGTATCGCCTGCACCTCGCGCAGCGCGAGCCCCAGCTCGCCGTCATTGACTGAACCGCTCGTGTCGACGATGACGGCGACACGAGCGGTTGGCTGTCGCAGCGACGGTAGCACGACATCTGAAACAACACTCTGTCGACGATTCGGTCTCGCGTAGGAGTAATCGAGTCGTCCCGCGCCGTAGACGCGCCCTCGCGCGATGTACCGCGCGAGTATCCGCTGCCACGGCAGGGGCTTGTTCTTCGTGGCAGCGTCGTACCGCCTCGCCATGTTCGCCCCTTGAGCGCCGCGAGTCTTGGCGTACTCGGCGGCTGCACGGAGAGTCGACTCGATAAGTTGGTCTATCTCCACCTCTGAGACTGGCTCTTCGTCGGTCTCCCACGGCGCGGGTCGTCCCGACGCCGCGGAGCCTTGTTGTGACGACTCGGTCGCGGGGTCGCTGTCGCGTGCGTTGTCGTCGCCCGCTGAGTCGGACGGACGCTGCGTCGCGTCGCATGCGCCGTTCTGTGCGCCGCTCGCTCCGCCACTCTGCCCATCCTGCGACGAGTCGCCTGCGTTTGCGCTCGATGATTGAGAAGACGAGCCGCCGCGGCAGCGACCACACGCGCCGTTCGGGGACTGGTCTTCGCCGTCCCCGACAGCGGGCGCGCCCGCGCCCTGCGACGAGTCTGCAGCGTTCGCAGACGAGTCGTCACTATTGGTAGCAGAGGGAGTCGGCGCGTCAGCGGATGCGCCGTCGCGCCTATCCGACTCCTCGTCGGACGAGGACTCGGCACCCGCGCCAGACGACCCCGCGTCCGAGTCGCCATCGTCGCCATCTTGCGAGTCGCCATCCTGCGGCAGACTCGAACTTGGCTGACTCAACATATCGAGGAGCGCGAGGGCGTACTCTTCGGCGGTGCGCCCTGCCTCAAGTCCAAGATTCTGCGGGAGTGTCCAATCTGGGCGACTCCCATACTCGCTATACAAGTCGTCGTCGATTTCCATCGCGGAGGCGGTCTCCGCGACCTCGCGCGGCAGCGACTTGAGACGCCGCGCGTGGCGGCGTATGAGCCGTTCCACCTCGCGGCGGAGCTGGATGACGAGAGTCTCCAGCTCCGTCTGCTCCACGAGGGATGGATTGTAGTAAAGCGTCCATCCCTCGCTGGCGGCGAGGGCGTGCGGGCACGCCTCGCTCGCCACGATGCGCAATCTGATTGTCGCTGTTGCAAGATACGGGCGCTGCTTCATCAGCGCGTACCTCGCAGCCTGCACCTTCATCTGGGGTTTCACTGGCTCACCACCTCCTCGATGGCAGCCATAAAGTCGGTAAACTGCTGCAGGTCTGGCGTGCCGTAGAGCGCACGCCCGCGCTTCAGCAGCCGACCCGCCGCCAGAGCAGCGAGGTCGGTCGCCGTGTTGGCGACGCCTCTGAGGACTTCCCACGCTCGATCCCATGCGTCGGGCGACTCTATCGCCTCCGCCGACTCGGCAAGCGCCGTGAGTTCGGCATGGGCGATGTCGCCCCGCGTCGGGAGTCGGTACGCGCGACCCAGCGCGAGAATCTCGCTGGGTTCGCGCAAGTCGAGCGTCGTCACCCAGCTGGCGAACTCGGCAGCAGGCGCGTCGCCTACCAGCGCGGCGGCGAGGTCGCCCGCTGAAGTGGGGTCGAGACTCGCCGCTGCCCACGCGCGTGAGAACAAGTCCCAAGTGCGGGGCGTGGCGAATCGAGTTTCTTCGCGCGAGGGATCGAATGTATAAAGTAGGTTGGGTCTTCGCGTGAGGAACGCGGCAACTCGCGCACGGGCGCGTGCCCATACCGCCTCCTCTACCCCCTCCAGCTGGGGCGGGTTGCCCCAATAGGAGGGGAACTGCTTTACCCACTCGCCCGCGTCGAGGGCATAGTTAATGTGCGCGAAGCGGTTGGCGAGCGGGGGCGCGAGTTCCCAGCCGTTGGCTGCCATTTCGGGCGGGTTCGCCGCGGCGACGACGCGCACGCCTGCGGGCAGGCTGTGTGCGCCGACCTTGCGCTCCAGCACCAAGCGCAGCAGCGCCGCTTGCACCGTCGGCGGCGCGGTGGTCAACTCGTCCAGAAACAGGATGCCCTGCCCTTGTTCCTCGAACAGGTAGACCCAGTCGGGGGGCGCGAAATGCACGCCCCCGTTCTGCACTA